CTAGTCAAGCAGGGAATAATAACTGGAAAAGAGGCACCAACACAAGTAGCCGGAGTTATCAATGCTACGTCTAGCTTTGGTATAGGCGCAGTGAAAGCGTACCTAAACAATCCTTCTACTGTTGGCGGCAAGATAGTTTCAGCTATAACTTCAGGCAACTTTGCGTCAGGATTAGCAGATAAGTTGAAATCTGGAGTAGGAGGAATAGTATCTAGTATAGGCAACTTTGCATCTGGTGTTGTATCAGGCGCTGCAGGTGTTGTTGGCTCAGTAATTTCTGGAGTTGCTGGACTATTTGGCGGAGCAACTAAAACTATTAGTAGTTTAGTAAGCCAACTACAAAGTGGTACAAGAAAGGCGTTCTCAGCCGCGCTGGCGTCATTTGGATCACTAAAGGCTGGAAAACCGAACGTGCTAGGAGGAGCCAGTGGAGCTAGTGTAGCGAACGACGATAAAAACACTCTATTGTTACAACAACTTGATCAAGCTACCAGCGCCACAGCAGCGGCTGAAAACACAGTAAATGAAGCAAAACGTGCATACAAGACAGCCAGCACTCCAGAAAACCTAGCAGCACTAAAAGCAGCAGAGGCTACCTTATCACAAGCAAAACAGCGTGAAGGACAGGTAAGCTCTTCTATGTTTAGTCAAGGCCCAACAAATACTGCACCTAGGACTGATGGTTCTAACTTTGTGGCAACCACCGCAAACAGTGGAGCTAATGCACTGCCAGGAGGCATAGGCGCTCTTGCCAGTCAAACATTCAGTAGAAAAGCCAGCTTGATTAGTACTTTCAAATTGATAGGAGAAAGAATCAATACTACTGTCAGTAATGTAAAAGACTTTGCGCAAAAGTTGAAAAATCCACAGCAAATGGCTGGTAACTTACTGAATAATTTCAATGCAGCGGTATCAAGTGTTGCATCTAGCTATGTACAAGATATCAAAAATCAATTTGGACCAGCATTTGAAAAGGTAACTGGTATAAGTGAAAAAGTTATGGGTATCTTAGGTTCTCCTAAGTCAGTTATGGCTAATATAAAATCTAATCTAGGAGGTTTGGGCAGCGGCTCGGGAGTAAAGCCTGCAACTTTAGGCACCGATACGTATAACAATGCTCCTATGATATCTAAGACGGGCCAACTACTTGGAGATCCAAAAGTTCCTCCACCAGTATTCAATGAAGTTCCAGTGAAGATAGAGCCAGATTCTTATTTGGAACGACAAACAGCGTTACTAAAGAAAATAAAAACTATACAGGATGAAATAGCTTTTGAGGAAAGAAAGATTGATCAAGAAGTCGATAGTTACTTACGCACTGATTCTGAGGCAGCATCTAAAGCTATAGACGCTGGAAGACAGCGACTAGATCAGCTTGAAGCTAAGTTGCGTCAAGCTCAGGATGAATACGCTAAGCTACTAAAAACAGATGGGTATCCGTCTATCTAATTTAGAGACTAAATACACATATGCCAACATTCATAGGTTATAGTAGTATAGATGTAAATCAGCCAAGATCGTTCGTAAGAACAGGTATTGACGGAGGTGTTGGCACCATAGTAACTCCGCCTCGATTGTCTAAAAAATTCAGATTGACTGATGAAAATCTAGTAATACGAAATCTACTAAATGCCTTCAACATAACACAAGGTGATAAAGTAGGTCAACCAGACTATGGAACTACTATATGGTCATATGTTTTCGAGCCAAATACTGACGACACTAGACAAGCGATAGAAACTGAAATAAGACGAGTGGCTGGATTAGATCCTAGAATTACACTCAACAATATTTCCCTGTATGAAAATCAAAACGGAGTGCTTGTTGAAATTGAGATGGCGGTGTCACCGTTCAATAACGCTGTTCAACTAGAATTTTTTCTGAATAGACAAACAGGAACAGTCAATCAATTGGGCTAAACATTTAGTGTTTTTATCCTAGATAAATACTGTATCAAGGATAATTACTCAGATGGCAACAAGTAGTAGACAGAGCGCACTATTCGGCGCCCAAGATTGGAAAAGAATTTATCAGACTTATCGCGAGGCTGATTTTCAAAGTTATGATTATGAAACATTACGTAAGAGTTTCATAGATTATCTAACTGCGTATTATCCTGAGACGTTCAACGATTACATTGAGAGTAGTGAATTTATTGCTCTACTCGATGTGATGGCATTCATGGGTCAAGCACTTGCATTTAGAGGAGACCTAAATGCACGTGAGAATTTTATTGATACTGCTGAGCGCCGAGACAGTGTTATAAAACTAGCGAACCTAGTAAGCTATAATCCAAAAAGAAATATAACCGGTCAAGGGTTGCTAAAAGTCACAGCCGTAAGCACAACAGAAAATTTGACTGATATAAATGGTGTAAATTTGACCAACACGGTAGTATTGTGGAACGATCCAGCTAACTCATCTTGGCAGGAACAATTCAATACTATTCTAAACAGTACTTTTATCAACTCACAGAGAATTGGACGCCCTGGAAATAGTCAGACAGTACTGGGCGTAAAGACTGATGAATATACAATAAACATTCCACCAGACCAACTGCCAGTGATCCCATATAACACTGAGGTAGACGGTGTAAGTATGAATTTTGAGTTAGTGAGCACCACCACCGTTGATGCTGATGGAATATATGAACTTCCACCAGCGCCAACTAGTCAGTTCAACGTGCTGTATAGAAACGATAAATTAGGCTACGGCAGTTCAAATACTGGATTTTTTATCTATTTCAAACAAGGAACCCTACAGAACTTTGATTTTAATTTCCCAGAAAAAATAGAAAATAACCTACAAGAAATAAACATTCAAGGTGTAAATGACACTGACACATGGTTGTTTCAGCTTGATAGTGCTGGAAATATCGTAAATCGTTGGGCTCAAGTTGACAACATATACATAAATTCAAATTTACAAGGTCAGAGTGCTAGACGAGTATTTTCTGTAGCAAGCAGATTCAATGATCAAGTTACATATCAGTTTGGCGACGGTGTGTTCGGCGAAATACCAGTAGGTCAATTTAGAGCGTATGTTCGTAGTGGCAATGCTCTAACATATACGATTGATCCTTCAGAGATGCAAGGTATAACAGTCAACATAGACTATGTAAGTCGTCTAAATCGACTAGAAACTCTTACCATCACCTTGAGTTTACAAACAGCTAGTAGCACTGCGCAACAACGTGAACCACTAGCGCAAATAAAAGAACGTGCTCCAGCAAGATATTATACTCAAAATCGCATGGTAAATGGCGAAGACTATACCAATTTTGCATACACGCTTTATAATAGTATTATAAAAAGCAAAGCTGTGAATCGCAGCAGTATAGGAATTAGTAGAAATCTTGATCTACTAGATCCAACTGGAAAGTATAGTAGCACTAATATATTTGCAGAAGATGGAGCACTGTATCTAAAAGAATCCTATTCTACATCAACGTTTTCAACTATTAGTATCAACTTTGCTATTGAATTCTTGTCAATGACGTTGCCAACACTGTTGAGCAACACTGCCGCAATTCAATACTACCAAGAAAAATGCAATAGATACACTGGTAACTATCCAGGATTTGAAAGTGCAGATGGCTCATGTTACTGGAAACGCCTCTCAGTGAATGAGGACAATGTAACAGGCTACTTCTACGTAAAAGACTCCGGCGGTAATGAAACACCTATAAGCATTGGAACTTTTAGTACCTACAATATGAAGTATATTACTAAAGGTGCCCAACTGAAATTCGTCCCACCAGCTGGATATTACTTTGACAAAGATAATCGTCTACAGTCAGGTGTAGCAAATTCAAACAATGGCGACAAAACATTTATATGGGTAGGCGTAGACAGCGTAAAAGACGATGGAAGTAACTTCGGACGAGGAGCACTAAGTGATGGTACTGGTCCAGTAACACTGAGTGCTTACATTCCAGCTGGAGCACTGTTGGATAAAAACACTGTAACTCCTACAGCAATAATTCCATCATTTGATACTACTTTTGGTGTTGACCTTACAAGAAGTATCCTAGACAAGATCGAGCTAAAGCAGGACTTCGATGTGTACTACGATAACACATTGACAATAGCTGAAGAAAGATGGAATGTAGAAGACACATCTCCTCCAACAGGACTATTCTTTATACGTTTTAGTTACAGTAGTATCAATAATGACTACACAGTTAGTATAAAAAATACAACTTATTATTTCGGTAGTGTAAGCGATGTTAGATTCTTCTTCGATTCCACTGCGCGTGTATTCGATCCTGTTACAGGAAAAACTATACAAGACAATATAGAAATTCTTAGAATAAATCCAAACAGTACTAATAGTGCATCATTGGGTTATGATTATGGACTTACTATTACTGGACAGCAGATAGAGAGTGATGGTTACCCAGATGATTATGCTGTATCCGTGAGTTCTCTGGATCAATCCGGTATTTCGTATGATCCAGACTTCTTTGATACCATTGTTGGCACTAGTTCAACATCCTATGTATTCTTTAGAGTATTCACGGATGTAAGTAATCTATATAGAAGACAGATATTGCCAGCTGGAACAGTAAATTATAATTACACCCTGAAGAATAATATTTTTCAAGATATCTATGAGTATCCAGCAGGAACAGTATTCTATGCCTCACAAGGCGACGGCGGCATACCAGTAACTCCTAGATTCTATCAAAGTTCAATTGTTGCTGGTACAGTGCCAGTAGTGCTAGAACTATTAGACGTTACTAGCTCATATGAGGTAGCTACTGGACGTTCTGGAATTTATTTCCAGTACAAGCACAATAGTAGTAATACTACTAGAATAGATCCAGCCACAACAAATATTATTGACATATACCTGGTTACGCAAAGCTATTACACCCAATATCAAAATTGGTTGCGTGACAGCACTAACACTGTACCTAAGCCTACAGTTCCTACAATAGACGAACTACAGCAAAGTTACAGTCGTCTGGATGATTACAAAATGATCAGTGACACTACGGTTCTAAATAGCGTCAACTTCAAGCCACTATTTGGAACTAAGGCTGAGACCGCACTGCAAGGAAAAATAAAAATCATAAAGAGTCCTAGTACCACTGCAAGTGATAGTCAAATACGTAGTAGCGTTTTAGCTGCATTGAACAGCTACTTTACACTGGATAAATGGGATTTTGGTGATACGTTCTATTTCAGTGAACTAACCGCATACTTGCATATAGAGTTAGCAGGTCTGATTAGTTCAGTTGTATTAGTGCCAAATGATCCAGCCCAGACATTCGGTGACTTATACGAAATTCGCAGCGCTCCAAACGAAATTTTCGTAAACGGTGCTACCTCAAGTGATGTGGTTGTTATTAGTGCGCTTACGCCAGCAGCGTTACAGCGATAAAATACTCATATTATTTTTGAGATAAGTAATTTATATACATGATTGC